TTAGTAACGCCAGCGGTCATAACGCTGATATTTCGGCACTTTTGGTGCTTTAATCGCCCTGATCACCCACACCACCGCAACCGCCAACAGCAGCCACGGCAGCAACTTAATCATCAATGCCAGCATACCGCCGAGGAACATAAAGGCCGTCGCCACAATCAGCGCGGCGATAATACCCAGCAACGAAACACCGGTGACCATCAGCATGACAAAAAAGCCAATTACAAAAAGTAGTTCCAGCATGATGCTCTCCCAAATATGAAATCTCTTGCTGGCATTACAAGAATCATGCCAAAAATAATCTATTGATTTAACAGCAAAACGCCCCGCGACGGTGCGCAGGGCGTGGTGAATTTGACTACTTTTTGGTGAAAAGTTAACGCTTATCCGCCACCAGTTTGAGCGCGTGTTCCAGCACATTAATGTCTGCACCCGCTTTATGGGCATTTTCACTTAAATAACGCCGCCACTGCCGCGCGCCAGGAATACCCTGGAACAAGCCCAGCATATGCCGGGTAATATGGCCGAGATACGTACCCTGGCTGAGTTCACGCTCAATGTACGGATACATGGCGCGCACTACCGCCACCGGATCGGCATCGGTATCCGAGGAACCAAAAATCTCTCGGTCTACCGCCGCCAGAATACCCGGATTCTGATACGCCTCGCGCCCGACCATCACGCCATCCATATGTTGCAAATGCGCTTTAGCTTCTTCCAGCGACTTGATACCACCGTTAATCGACATCGTCAGATGCGGAAAGTCACGCTTCAGTTGATACACACGCGGATAATCGAGAGGCGGGATCTCACGGTTTTCTTTCGGACTTAACCCAGAAAGCCAGGCTTTACGTGCGTGGATGATGAACATCTCACACTCACCTTTGCCGGAAACGGTGTTGATGAAATCGCAGAGAAATTCATAGCTGTCCTGATCATCGATGCCAATACGCGTTTTCACCGTCACCGGAATCGACACCACATCGCGCATCGCTTTCACGCAGTCGGCAACCAGCTGCGCATTACCCATCAGACACGCACCAAACATGCCGTTCTGCACCCGGTCAGACGGGCAGCCGACATTCAGGTTGATCTCATCATATCCACGCGCTTCTGCCAGCTTCGCACACTGTGCCAGCGCCGCCGGATCGCTACCCCCGAGTTGCAACGCTACCGGATGTTCTTCTTCACTGTACGCCAGGTAATCACCTTTACCGTGAATAATCGCCCCTGTGGTCACCATTTCGGTATACAACAACGTATTGCGGGAAAGCAGACGCAAGAAATAACGGCAATGTCTGTCCGTCCAGTCAAGCATAGGAGCAATGCTAAACCGAGAATTCCAGTAAACACCAGTTTTTTCAGGCATCACGCTGGTTTGATTAATTTTTTGTGTTTCATGATTATCGTGCATTTTTGAACATTTCAGGCTATTTTTCTCGCGTTAGGTTCCCGCACAGGTTCCCACGTTTTATGGGAACCCGAAATAACGAGGTCGTGTAATGGCGTACTATAACATAGAGAAACGACTAAAATCCGATGGCACACCACGCTATCGCTGTAATGTGATTATCAAAGAAAAAGGTGTTATCACTTACAGGGAAAGCAAAACATTCCCTAAACATGCTCATGCCAAAACATGGGGAACACAGAAAGTGATGGAATTAGATCTATATGGCATTCCATCATCAAATGCAGTTGACGGACTTACAGTCCGTGACTTACTACACAAATATTTAAATGACCCAAATGCCGGAGGTAAAGCAGGCCGTACTAAAAGATATGTGCTGGAACTGCTTATGGATAGTGACATCTCCGCGATCAAACTATCTGAACTGACAGAAAATGACGTAATTGAACATTGCAGGCTAAGAAACAACGCTGGTGCAGGTCCAGCAACAGTCAGCCACGATGTTAGTTATCTTGGCAGTGTTCTGGATGCGGCCAAACCTGTATACGGAATTAATTACACATCAAACCCGGCGAAAAGCGCTCGCCCATATCTACTTAAACTTGGTTTGATTGGTAAATCAAACCGTCGTAATCGTAGACCAGCATCTGATGAACTGGACATGCTCATTGAAGGCCTTCAACAACGATCTACTCATAAATGCTCAAAAATTCCGTTCGTTGATATCCTCAAATTTTCTGTGTGGTCCTGTATGCGGATCGGAGAAGTATGCCGGTTACGATGGGAAGATCTCGACCAGGAACAAAAATCTATACTCGTAAGAGACAGGAAAGATCCACGCAAAAAGGAAGGCAACCACATGAAAGTAGCCTTGCTTGGGGAAGCCTGGGATATCGTCCAACGACAGCCCAAAAAATCGGAATTCATTTTTCCATATAACAGCACTTCTGTTACTGCGGGATTTCAGAGGGTAAGAAGCAAATTAGGTATTAAGGATCTGCGATACCATGATTTGCGTAGAGAAGGGGCAAGTCGCTTATTTGAGGCTGGTTTTAGTATTGAGGAAGTCGCCCAGGTCACAGGGCATCGTTCATTAAACGTGCTATGGCAGGTATATACTGAACTGTATCCGAAATCTTTACATAATCGTTTTGAAGAGCTCCAAAGGAGCAGAAATAAGACCTCTTGACACTGTTTATCCATACAGTTAAAAATAATACTGTATACAAACACAGTATAGAGGGACTTTTATGCGTATTGAGATCTGCATAGCCAAAGAAAAAATGACTAAAATGCCAAACGGTGCTGTGGATGCGTTAAAGGAAGAATTAACCCGACGCATCAGTAAGCGTTATGACGATGTAGAAGTGATCATAAAAGCCACCAGCAACGATGGCCTTTCAGTTACTCGCACCGCCGATAAAGATTCTGCAAAAACTTTTGTTCAGGAGACGCTGAAAGATACCTGGGAGTCTGCTGACGAGTGGTTTGTTCGCTAATTAACGAGTAAAATCGGTAACGGCTGGAAATCATTCAATACTCGCACTATCGAAAAGTTCACCAGCCAACAGCGGTAAGTTCTTTCATACGACGTACCGCTGTTTTCTTTATGATTTATAGCTGTACTGGTGAATTATGAGCAATCTGAATCCATGCATGACGTGTGGCGCCTGTTGTGCATTTTTCCGCGTCTCTTTTTACTGGGCCGAAGCCGACGATGCCGGCGGCACCATTCCCGCCAGACTTACTGAACAAGTATCGCCTTTTCACCGATGCATGATCGGTACAAACCAGAAAAACCCCAGATGTGTTGCCCTTGCTGGAACTCCGGGCAAAAATGCCTGCTGCACGATATATGAAAATCGATCATCCACATGCAGAGAATTCGCCATGTCTGGCGAGAACGGCGTCGTCAATGAGGCGTGTAACCGCGCAAGAGCTAAATACGGCTTACCCCCAATATAGATTGTTCTCCAACCTTAAACGCCTGCACCTCTGCCAGATTCTCCAGGGTGTTTAACGTATCCTTCATCTCCCGCTGGCGACGATAAATCGCGTTGTTCCGCTCAGAGAGTGCCTGAGCCAGTGCGACGGCCAGCGATTTCAGTTCCTGCACTGTCAGGTTTACCGGCTCGTTGGTTGTATCGCTCCAGGTAACAGCCTGCTCGCCGGCGTATTCCGCCGCCGTAATCGCAGGCGTGAGCCGGGCCAGTGAGGACGGCCCCGCGTTCCAGGTTCGACCGTTCCACTCAAACGTGAACGACTGCGCTTCCTGTTCGGTACGCCACACCTCAATTTCCTGACGTTTTGCATCCTTCGCCGCCGCTATCAGTTCCGGCGTGGCCGTGAACGGGGCAATTTCGCCCCATTTGCCGCTCTGTAGTTCCTGCCAGATACGCTGACCTGTCGGGGCTGCGTCGCCCGGCGCAGCCGTATAAACAACGTACTCGCTGCGCCCCTCAAACAGCACCTCACAGTCAACCGCGCCGTTTCCGAGATGCACCGGATTGCGAATATCTTTTACTGCGTTCATTTCTCACCTACTCAACGCGCACAAACAGACAGATAAACCCATTGTTTCCACGGACATTATTTGCACCGGATAACGCCTGGTAACGTCCGGGGAAATTGTACTGTCCGGCACCACCAACAAACGCCCGCAGCGGCGACGGAGTTGTGCCGCCTTCGTTCACCGCGCACGGAATACTCACCGGCCCCAGACAGGAGCCCGGAACAACGTCGCCTGTTGCAATACTCACCCCGCCAGCACCGGCAGATGCCCCGTGGTACGCTGCCAGCAACAGGGAACCCACCGCCGGATAACGGTAGAACCCTGACGGGTCCGCTCCCGCTGTTGCTGACAGCAGTGTCGCCAGCGACGGAGCGTCGCAGACTATCATACTGCCCGCAACCCGCAGGTTGTCGCCCTCGTACCAGTACTGGAGCAGGTGTAGCCCGTGCTCTCCGGCACGTGGCTCGTTGTAACACAACAGCGTTTTGAATTTGTGCGCTGTGTCCGACCCGTCGTTATCAAAGGGTGACCACAGCACATCAATGTTGCCGTTAAATTTCGTGGTGCCCAACAGCAATGCAGAAGAATCCGCAACAGTGACCGGATAACGCCCCGGCGTGGCTTTCTGTAGCCACGCACCAAAATCAGATACCCCCTGAAACGACAGAGCTTCCGAGCGGCTGAATATTCCGCCGAAGCCGTAAGCACCGGGCAGAGCCAGACGGTCCGGTGTACGGTCACGAATATCGTCCTGAACCTTACCGCCCAGTTCATCCACAGCACGACGGGCATCTCCGGCAAACTGTTCTGCGCTGTTCGCGTCTTCATGGACACGCCTCGCCAGCTCATCGAACCGCCGCAGAACGTCCGGCTTCAAATCAGCATCACTCACTGCTATCAGGAAGTCGTTCAGTGTGCCCGGTTGTGAGTCCTCATAAACAGAAATAACACCAACCTGAAACTCATTACGCCAGTCAGTCTTCAGATAAACGCTGTACTTCCCCGTCCGGGCCTCAAACGCATATTCCCCGTTTTGCCCGGTTACAATATGCGCAACAACAGACATCACCACATCTGAGGTGTTTACACGGGATTTCAGGATAATCTGGCAGCCAGCGGTATACCTGCACCATCTTTTAATACGCCGGAAATCAGAGTCGACACGATTAATTACTCCTCCTGATATTTATTCCGGTTGTACAGGCCACTCAATGTCCGGAGCTACTGATGTATAGTTCGGTTGAGCAGCACCCGATACTTCTTCCATGCCGCCAGCAACGGGGTTTCTTCCTCCGTTGCATATACAGCTCACCTTTTTTCACCCACGATTAACCAACAGCCAGACCAGCAGACACGCCACCACCGGCACAGCAAAATCCATCAGGCTTGCCACATCCCAAGCACGCGGATCAAAACCGCCCCACCACGGCATATTCATTCGCTTGCCATGCCCGAACATTTCAATCCAGCGATATTCTGCCTGGGTGTGTTCCCGCGCAATGAAGAACGTACAACCAGCTATCGCACCGTAAACCCAGTTTCCGGTAAAAAGGCCAATCAGTACCTGCGCAGCCACAGCACAAAGTGCATGAAGGAAAGGTGTTATATCCATTTTCATCCTACCCAATAAAACGGGGCGCTCGGCCCCTTAATATTATTCAGACGCAAGCGCCGCCTCAATTGCAGATAATCTTTGTCTTAATTCTGCGTTTTCTTCTTCCAGTGCTGTTATTCTGTCGTCTGATTCTCTGGCTACCTGAACAAGCAAGCTCCATTAAGCCCATGTCCTTACATGCTGATCTGTCGTAATGAAAGGCATTAAAGAAGATATGTTTTTACTGCCATCAACAATCCTCATGTTTACGAAAAAACCACCGCGATCAATGCCTGTACATCTTTCGTTTTCTGGCTCCTCGTAATCAATAATGCCGCCAATAACATCAACAAGAATCCCATTTTCTTCTTCAAGACTGAACAGGCCACTGTCATATACAATTGCGTTAAACTGTTCTCTGTTATCGAATCGTAATGTTATATCCCGCATTATACGTATTCCTTAATCTGCGTATCTGACAATGCTCTGTTCCAGAAACGGAGGTTTTTTATATGACCATTAAGGTGTCGTAATCCTGTCGTCGTTTGCCCCCCGATACGAATCACGGCTGCTTCACGAATATATTTCCATACTGTTTTGGTTTCAGTGCTTATATTCTTATTTGCAAATGAGCATGTCATGCCGTCAGCCTTAACCCTGAATCCCATAACGAGATCTCTTACTCCGCATGACTCATATACACGCCGGTTAGCCCCGCCTATATCGCAATACGAATAACCATCCTGACTGATAGTTCCAGAAGAACCAAACCCCATAATAAATGGGCCTCCGGACTGGTGATTTTCTGAATCAATGACACGCGGTGCAGCATTATGAGAAATAAACCAGTTTTTATGGACTTCCACCATGAACGTAAAAGGCATGGTATACATATTTTTCATCAGCGGAAATTTACATAAATCTGATGCACGAGTCGCTGGCTCTGTTGTCGTTATGATAAAGGAAGTTGCACAGGCACCATACTCGAATTGCGGGGTGGTTACTTCTATCCAGTCACCTGTTGCAAAAGCCCCCACTGCTCTGTCGGCTGCAATTTGCAGCTGCGTACCAACCATTCCCCATTCTGGCAGACATTTCAGTGTTGCCTGAAAATATATCCATCCACTACCTGGATCGATTTCAAAGTTTGCTGTTAATAGCTGGGCATTGCCACCAGTAATTTGTAGTTCATGGGTCTGTAATGACAAATAGGCGTCGCAAAGGAAGGTGTATCCTTCCGAGTTATACCGTTCAAAACGGATACGTGCGCGAACATTGAGATCACTTCTTACCCTGAACGACGCGGTAACATACGGACCTTTACTGTACTGATCATCGCCAGTCACATCTATGCCTTTGTTACCAGCAACTGTGCATATATTTCGCCCTGTTGTCGTTCCTGCTATATCGCTTCCTACCGTGAAACGTCCATATTTAAACTCAAATTCATCTGTTGATGATGTTACAGATATACCACCGCTTTTATTCCAGGCATCAGGATTAAAACTATTTACGAACATGTTTGTTCGCTGATTCTCTATCAGCAAACCATATTTTTCAAAACGAGGAACGTTATTCCCTGCCACGGTAATATGCCCGGACTTATCAATATACGTTGCAGATGAAGCCCGGCTAAATTGGCATATGCCATTAACAGGCATTGTTATTTCATCACTGCCGATGGTTATTGTTTTATAGCCCGGGGCATACCCTGTTATCGCTTCCAGAGAATCATTCAAGGGTAGCCAGATATCAGGAAGCGGAGGGACAGAAGCAGGATCAGCGGCATCTTCTGCAATCCGGGCTGCATTCTCTGCTCTTGTTGCGGCTGACGTTGCTTCTGTCTCGCTGGCTGCTGCTTTTGTTTCACTCGTCTTTGCGTTAGTTTCACTGGTTTTTGCAGCTTTTTGGCTATTAGCTGCCGCTGTTGCAGAACCAGCTGCGGCACTCTCGCTTTGGGCTGCTGCATCCTGACTGTTTTTCGCCGCAGTTTCGCTGGCTTTGGCATTCGTTTCGCTGGTCTTCGCTGCCGTCTGGCTGGACTTTGCGTTAGTTTCGCTCGTCTTCGCGGCTTTCTGGCTGTTAGCCGCAGCAGTTGCTGATCCAGCTGCTGAAGTCGCAGAACCGGCTGCAGCACTCTCGCTTTCGGCTGCTGCATCCTGACTGCTTTTCGCCGCAGTTTCACTGGCTTTGGCATTCGTTTCGCTGGTCTTCGCTGCCGTCTGGCTGGACTTTGCGTTAGTTTCACTCGTCTTTGCGGCTGTCTCGCTGTTTTTCGCGTTGGTTTCTGATTTTTTGGCTGCTGTCGCGGAGTTTGCTGATGCAGTCTGTGAGGTCGCTGCCGCCTGTGCACTATTAGCTGCATTCGTTTCTGAGGTTTTCGCCGCGTTCTTCGATGATGCCGCTGCAGTTTCGGATTTCTTTGCCGCCGCTGCGCTCTTAGAGGCGGCTTCAGCGTTACGTGCCGCTTCTTCCACCATCAGTTCAAAACGCCGCAGTGCCTCCGGACGGGCATCATCCTCCGTCATGGCACCGAGAAAATCATTCAGCGTACCGGGTCGGGAATCTTCATAGACGGTGATGGTCCCGGCATGTGACGGCGGGAACCCCTCCACCAACAGACTGACGCTGTACTGACCGTACTCAACATCCATGCTGTAACGACCTGCTTCATCCGGATTTTCTGAGGCCACCGTGTTCACCACCACCGTGGTGCTGTTACGTCTGGCTTTCAGTTGAATAGTGCAGTTTTGTACCGGCTTACCTGCACCATCTTTCAGTACACCTGAAATCTTTACTGCCATATTCACCCCACAAAAAAGCCCGCCTGAACCGGCGGGCTGTCGTAAAGCTGTGTTAACAATCAGAATTTATAACCAACACCCACGATGAAACCGTCAGTACGCCAGTCGCCACTGCCGGAACCTTCATAAGCGACATCAATGGCCACGGATTCGGTCGGGTTAAACTGCACGCCAGCGCCCCACGCCAGAGACGTGTTGCTGTGGCGACCGTCAGCACTTCCGGTCAGCACATCGTGCGTTTTCCCCGTGTTGTCAGCTACGCGGAGATAATCCCCGGAAAAAGTCGACACCCGGCTGTAAGCCATACCCGCCATCGCATACGCGCTGAACCATTCATTCACGCGCACAGACGGCCCCGCCATCACGCTGAACCAGCGGTTACGCACGGAATCTTCATGCCAGCGGGTATCGCTGTAGTGCGTTTTTCGCTCATCTTCGGCACTGGCATAACTGAAGGACGTAATCAGCCCCAGCGTGTCCGTAAACTCATAACGGTATTTCACGTTAATCCCGTTCAGATTATCGCTGCCGGGAGCGTTCGTCCGGGCATGAAGATACCCTGCACTCAGTGTGGCCTGCTGCTCAGACGCCCATGCAGGCGCACCGGATACGACCAGACAGATGGCAGCGGACAAAATGGCGGCACAAACTTTACGCATAATTACCTCTCGCTTTTCTGTAATAAAAAAGGCGCCATTTCTGGCGCCCGTATCTGGGTTATAAAATTCAGCTAATCGTGATGCCTGCAGTGGATTTCTTCATCACAACAACCAGCAAATCGCTGATACTCGCTGTGGGATACCAGCCATTTACCCACCATGCTGATACAGAAAACTCCAGTGTCATTACGCCACTGCCTGCAGGCATATCAATAACACCCGTGTAAATCAGCGTATTATCCAGAGCCGTTCGGTTATAAATTTCAGCACCGTTTTTCTTCACTATCAGACGGCATGACGAATAAGTATCGCTATTCTCCCGCTCATGTCTGGCACCGCGGAAAGCCACCGCCGGAATAACAATCTGCCGGTCAAACGGCTGATCGTCATAAATCCTGACGGTAATGGTCCCTGATGGCCACCGCTCCGGTGCACGGGAGTCCCGCGGGAAAGCTTTGCCCACTGTTTTAACGAGATCGCCTTCAATCTGATTGGCTGACAGTTTTCCCAGAATCCGGCAGTTCTGATTAATCGTGACATTGTTGAGCGTCCCGGAGTTCGCGTTCACGTTACCGCTGATATCCGCATTTTTCGCCGTCAGCCGCCCGTCCGGTGTCAGGGAAAATGCCGGAGGATTACCACCACTGGTAATGGTGGGAGCCGTCAGATATTTCAGGAACACGTCGTTCATGAATATCTGATCGCCCTGCCCCACAAACATCGGCTTTGTGTTGCCATTTGCAGGATTAATCATCGCAATCCTGTCTGCCGCCAGCAGCACCTGACTCTGCATGCCGTCGGGGGTGTTCCCAATACCGGCACCAATACCCGCGATATAAAGGCGTCCGTCCTTCATCTGTTGCAGCTTCACAGCCCACATGCTGTTCAGGTCATTACTGGTATCAACCTGAACCTTCTGTATCTGCTGGATCGCTGCACTCTGGTCTTCCAGTGTCTTATTGACAGTCTGCGTGATTTCATTGCTGACACCCGTAATGGACGTCCTGATTTCAGCCAGGTCAGGCGCAAGCTGACTGTTATCAATCTGCGTCCACAGCTCCTGAGCCAGATGGGTTTTCCCTATCTCTCCTTTGAAAAAATCCAGATAGCCGGATGGATCATCACTCGGCTGACCAACAGCCTCCACGAATGCCGATTTGCCAACGGTGTTCACACTGCGGATATAAAAGTAATAATCATGGCCCGGTTTGATATTGATACTGGCGGCTATCCAGTACAGCGCCGTACCAAGATAGCGGGCTGTGGTTTCAACCTGCCTGATATCGGTAATCCGCTTTTCCGAGAACCAGAACTCAAACTGTACCGTCGGGTCATAAACGGCAAGATGCGGCGTGGCGGTTATCTGAAAATAGCCCGGCGTCAGCTCAATCCTCGACGGTGCTGCCGGTGCGGCAATCCGGAACGATACCGACGCCGGATCGCCCTGCTGCCCCCACGCATTTACCGCCCGGACTGTCAGCCTGTAGTTCCCCAGCGCCAGTTGCGTGAATCGGTATGTGGTTTCCGTCGTCCGGGCCGTGCTGACCAGCCGCTCACTGCCGTCATCCGCTGTTACGGTCAGACGGAGCAGGAAGCTCACGCCCTTCACCACCTTCGGCGTGTCCCAGCGCGCCAGCACCTGATATTCCCCGCTGTCTGCGGTGACTTCGGCGGTCAGGTGCTGCACCGCTGGCGGCGTGACACCATTCACCGTGCCGCTCTGGTCGCCGTCAAAGTGCGCCCCGTTATCCACGATGGCTTCTTTTTCCGGTACATGCTGCACGGCAGTGATGGCATACGTGCCGTCGTCGTTCTCACGGATACTCACGCAGCGGAACAGGCGCTGGCGCAGCGTCGGCAGCTTCAGCCCCCACACGCTGTATCCGGCAACGCCGTCAGGAACACGGCTAACTTTCACCTTCACGCCGTCGGTGACGGACTGGACCTCCACGCTGACCGGATTGCCATTTCCGTCAACCAGGCTTATCAGCGTGGTGCCGGAGGATGGCAGCGTGATTTCACGGTCGAGCGTCAGTGTCCGCGCCTGGCTGTTCACCGCCAGCACGCGCCCGCCGATGCTGATCCCCGCATAGTCATCATCGCAGATTTCAATGACATCGCCCGGTACATGGCGAAGCCCTTCTGCACCCACGCTGAAGTCCACGGTCTGCGTTTCCAGCAGCTCCGTTTTAATCAGCCACAGCCCGGCGCGGTGTGCCTGCCCCCGACTGGTACAGCCAAAGGCATCCATCTTCGTGACGTTACGACCGTAACG